ATCGTTTCCTGTTTCATTTTCTTTTAACCTCCTGTATCTGCCGCAGTAGCATTTCGAGGATTTGCATTTGAAAGCGTAGCGGCACTCATTATGTAGAGGGCAATCGTGGCAGACACATTTCTTCTTACATTCTTCACATCTTGTCTGCACAACATTTCACCTCCGTTCTTTATTCAACTCGCCCCACAAGGGGGCGCAGATTTAAGATATACAGAAAGCCGGGCGAACGCCAAAAGAATCGGAAGCGTCGACGCAGTCCGCAACACCGCCGCCGCCGACAAGGGCGAAATCGGAAGCGGTGTCCTCAACTCGGTTCTGCAACCAGTACCATTCCCACATTCCAGTCTCCGAACCTTGGAAAGCGATACGCTCACGGCGGTTCTCCATGCCGTAGAAGCGTCTCACAGATACAGGCTCGTCCTTACCGTAAGGATTCTCTCCGAAGATTTCACGCTCGGTAGGAATACGGAGCATATCAAAGCAGTTTGTCTGACCTACTCGCATACCAACCATGCGACCCTTGATTTCCTCCGGGAAGCTCTCGAAGATTTCTCCGTTCAGCTTCTTGCGAAGGTCGGAATGTTCGTAGTCAACCTTTTCGGCTCTGCCGGGATTCTCGAACATTTTCTGCTCGTCCTTGAGACAGTCAACGGTAATGAAAAGCATACCGTTCGGGGTCTCACGAATGGCTTTCGCCTTAACCTTTTCCCCTGTGGTGAGTGTGAAGGAGATAATGTCTCCCAGTTCAAACAGTTCAGTGTCAATAGTCATGTTTCTCATAACTTCCATGATAAAATCCTCCTTAATCTTTATTGGATAAGTTTTTGTCTTGCTGTGATTATAAGATAACACATACAAGATTGAATGTCAATACCTAAAAGATAAATTTTTATCTTTTCTGTGCAAGTTATCGTCTTTTGTGTCTTAACGCTTTTCTCACACCCTCGGAGCGTTGCTCGTATAGCTCACTGAATATCTGTGTTCCTCACGAATAGCTTTCTTTTCTTCCTCCCACAGTGCCTTTTCGTGTATGTACTCGGGACATACACCATGACACCCGGGGTGTCGCTTCGGAGCAACGCAATCCTTACAGCATTTAATCTTCATCGCTTGTACCTCGTGACGCTGTTGCAGATAGTCCGCAACTCATTTCGGTCGAGCGGTGGGTCACAGGCAACGGTATTGGCATACAACAGCTCCTCGTAAATCTGTGACTTGGAGTAGCCTTGATTGTGGAGCATACCAGCGAGCGAGGTGAGACAGATATTCCGGCTTCCGTCTGGGATTCTCGGATAGACTGGACGGAGCTTCACACGCCCATTCACAACAGGTTCTTCCCATCGGGGAGCGTATATCTTGTCTCGACCAACAACCACATTGTCGGAGCTGTCCCGGGTCTCCGGGAAGTATTTCTCCACCACATAATCAATCGCTTCTTGGTTCTCAATGATTTCCCGGTAGAGTAGGGTGTCCCCGGTCATAATGAAGTACCGAGCCGCCTTGTAAATCTCCACGCCAGCGAGATTGTTCTTGCCCTTAAAGGGGAGAGTTCCCCGGAGGAGAATGTGAAATCCACGCCCACTCCGGGACTTCTCCGTGTAGCTGTGACACTTGCCGACAATATCAGCACCGAGGACGCTCATAAGACCGTCTTCATCGTAGCCTACATCTATATCCACACCGATTATGTCATTATCATTGAAAACAAAACCGATGTTTCCAGCACAACCCTGTTCCACAAGCGAAGCGGCTGTCTCGAAGTCAGACCATGATAACGGATTTACAGAGGAAGCGGCTTCGCCTGTGTATGGATTCAGAGGTACTTTACTGTCCGACTGAACACACACCCATTGCTGTAATTCTTTCAATTCCTGTGGTATTTCCTCAAACATTTCGCTTCACCTTCTTTTTATTACGATTCTGAACAGTCATTGTGACCCATCTGCAATTAGAGGGTTCGTAATTACCATCACCGTCAATTCTGTCGATTGTGAGGTTATCAGCATATCCGTGAGATAAAGCCCAGTCTTGAAAAGAATCAAAACTGTTTATCCATTCCTCGCAAACCGAAACTCCTTTACCACCGTAATACTTGAAATATGAAATATTCGGATTGGTGCAACGAGTTTTCATGGCTTTCCAAATACGATACAACCTTGTACCAGTTTGACCGTGACAGTAACGGCTATTTCGTTGGGCTATTGGGGTCATGCACCCACACGATACAGTAGCGTTTTGAGTAAGCTGATTTGCCGTGCGAGTGCATATTGTCCCACATTTACACTGACATTCCCATAAAGAGTGACCCCACTTAGAGCCGACACGCCGAATAACTTTCAAGTTTCCAAAAGTTTGTCCGGCAATGTCTACTGGTCTCATAAGAGACCCCTCCGCTTTGCCACCTTTCTTTCCAACTCATTTACGAGCTTCCAAATGCTGTCCTGTGAGATACCCTTGGACTTCGCCATCTGATAGATGTTATCCGGGACTGTATCGCCCTCACGGTAGATGTAGAGGAGCATTGCCCGGTCGTTGTCCGAGAACGACTTGAGTGCGCTGTCACACGCCGCCCAGTTATGCTTGTCTGCGTCCGAGTGGAACTTCGGCTTCTCGTGTCGAGCATAGAACCGCAGACAGTGATTCACATACTCGGAATAGAATGTACGGCTCATATTACTCACCTTCCTTCATTTCTCCATACATGGAACTCAACTTGGCTTTCTTCGCCGTCTTCTTGACCTCGACACCCTCGAAGTACCACTGGTTATCAACACAGATGGGATAGTCCGGGTTGTCGGATTCCACCAGCTTACCAGTGTCAATGATATGCTGTGCCGCAGACACGGAGAGGTTGTTCTTTACGAAATCCTTCCCGGTGCGGAGCAGAGCGTTCACTCTGCCGTTGGTATTTTTCAACTTATACATTCTGAATGACCTCCTTAAATTCGTTGTTCAGAGCTTCCACATCGACCTTGCAAAGCTCTTTGAGTTTGTAGCGTTCCGGGTAGGTATCGTCCATTTCGTAGAGTTCCCTCATGTGAACGTGTTCCTTCATCATGTCCCGGTAGAACCTCTCGAGACGCTTCTTACCGAACCCGAGGTAAACATGAAGTGTCCACAGAACCATTGCGTCAATGTCGAGAGAATAGGCTTCGTCACGCTCGAGAATCTGTCGGTCGATTTCATGGATTACCGCCGCTGTCGCTCTTTCCTTGGCTGACTTCTCCGCAGAGGAGACCATGTGGTCGAAATCGCTGACTTTCAGATTCAGAGTGGGTTCTTTCTGTACCTTGATTCCGGCTTTCTGCTGTCTACGCCGTTCAGCTCTGTTCATTACCCACACCTTCCTTCAAGAGCGAACCATAAGGGAGGGTGAGAATCCAATCGCAGAACTGCCGCCACTCGTCCAGCTTGTGACCTCTGCGGTATTCCAGCATATTCAGAAGGTTTTCGTAGGTCATAGTGACTGTCCGCTTCTGATTGAAGGACGTAGGGAGGAGCTGAATCATATTCCACCAAAACTGCTTACGCTCAACATCGGTGAAATCACCCTCGCTCACGAGCCTGTTGTAATCGTTGTACCAACCACGATTGTTGTTCAGTTCGTTAATCACCACGCCGAGAATAGCCTTGCTCGGCTCGTCCAAATGCTCACAGGAGAAGTCCTCGAAGGTGAACTCCTTTGCCTGTATCTTGTGCATAGTGGAACAGCTATTCGCTGTCGTGCCGACCTTGTATGTATCGAACTCCTTCCACCAGTACAAAGGAGCGGTAATGTCCACCGACACGAAAATCTGACGGAGGAACTTGCGGTGAGGTGCGCCGCCACGAATGAGCCGGGTCATAAGGTCTTTGTCATTGTCACCGATTGCATAGCACTGGTACGGCGTACAGTCATGTTCCTTCGGGTGACAGATACCTTCCCGGTCGATGATTCCACACTTGCCGCAGTCAACCGCCGGGTAGCTGTCGGAGCGTTCCCAGCTATTGAGGGGATTTCTCATTCCTCGGATAGCGTGTTCCCAGCCCCATACTTCGGGTTTCTCAAATTTAATCATTGCTCACACCTCCTTAATAGCGGCTCTTGGCTCGAGACAGGCTCGCCATCTGACGCTTCATCAAGTCCTGTCTGAACTCGTTGGTCGGGTTATCTACCTTATAGCAAGGGCGGTCTCCGAAGAACACACAGTAAGTGTCCGTGGTCTGCTCGTGAATGACGGTGGTGTATTCCTTCGTCATAGCAGAACCAGCCATGACAGGCTCACCAGTCTCGGTCACATCGAACCCGGTACAGGTGCTACCCCAAATCTGCGGAAAGCACTCAACATCGAAATCGAGGTAGACTTTGTTGTGATTCTTGGACTGCTTCATTTCGGCAATCTTCTGAACGAAGTCCGGGTCATGGGCGAGAGCCTGTTGTGCCTTATAGAGCAACAGCTCCAAATTCGGGATTCTTGCGGTCATACCTCACACCCCCTCTACATGGGAAGCGAGCATATCTGCTTGATGCGTCCACAGAACATTTGTATATTTATGCACTGCTCGTGTATAATCGTTCCACTCGGACTTATCGCAGAAAGCTCCCATGTGGTAGCGAATACACATGATTTCTTCCTCGGTGAGCTTGAAATACTGTGCCAGCACCATAACCGACTTATCGCCGTGTCCCTTGAGCAGAGTGTCCGTAGCGTATTCCCACTGGGTACTATCTCTGACAACTTCGCCGCCCAGCATTTCACCGATGATAGGGTGCTGGTAGTTATCCATCTTGCACAGGTCGTGGAACATACCAACCAGCAGAGGGGAGCGAGGGTTCTGCCAGTCAAGGTGCAAAGTGTCGGTCAGACCGACAAGGATTCTCGCAACCTCAAAGCTGTGGTCGAACAAACCACCCTCATAATTGCCGTGATACTTGGTGCTTGCCGGAGCGGTGAAGAATCCCTTCTCCAACAGGTCTCTCTTGACCTCCGGGGGAACAATGTCACCCATGAGGTTATTGAACTTCTCAATACGTTCTGCCAGCGTCATACGTCACCCTCCTGTCTGTGGAGACTGCGCTCTTTCTCGAACCCATTCGGGTAACGGTTGCGGAGCTTGTCTACGTTCATCTGCAACACCGTCTCGAGGTCGTAGCCGATAGCATGGGCGGTAACTGCGAGATACCACGCCACATCTCCCAGCTCTTTTGAGAGGTGAGCTTTGTCCAGCTCGTGACCTTGAAAGCGGTACTTCTTGACCATGTCCTCACACTCGCCGGATTCACCACAGAGACCCATAACGCCGTTGAGAAGAATCTCGTCATTGTTCGGGTGGTTCATGCCAGCCGCAGTGCGGAGAGCTTCGGTCTGATACTCGTTGATAGTCATGCTTTTTCCTCCTGTGATTTCGCCAATTCGAGATACTTCTTCAAGTACCAATCGGCTTTCTTAATGTCCTCGACACCGTTCTTATTCCTGTGTCGGTAAATATATTTGAGAGCATTGCATACACAGAAGTCCTTCGTGGCTTCCACGCCCTGTGTCTCGAGCATTACTTCAATGCACTCGAATTTCCCGGTCTCATAATGTGCCGGGTGATTGACATTATCTGTCATACGACACCTCCTATTAAAAATCCGGGAGAGGAGCTTGCCCCTCCCGGCTGATTGCTTAACCCAACAGTGCGTCAATATCCAGTCCAGTCTTAGCCGGGGCAGAAGCAGTCTGTGTCTTAGGTTCAGCTTTCGGAGCGGAGTTACCACCATTGCCGAGAGTGAGCGCACGAGCGACAGGCTCGGTATCGAAACCGTCTGCCGGAGATTTGTCTCCGAGGTTTGCAAACGTGACTTCCTTGTTCGGGTCTTTGTTGCTCGGAACTTTGGTATGAACAACCTCTGCACGAATGTAGTGATTGATAAGCTGTTCCGGGTCA